ACTATGTTTCAACTATTTCAAAGACCGACTTGCCCGCTTTTACGGGACAGTAGTGGCTTCCGAACTAAAAAAATGTAGGGAAGCCGGGCATATCCGGCGGGAGTTCGATAATTCCAAATACCTGTATCGGTGTAACGATGTGGTATATATCTGCGATCAATGCAAGAATGTACACCATGTCGATATGAGTGATTAAAAAATCGAATGCAATGCTGATAGTAAAGCAGGACAAGACCCGCAAGGAGGAAGAGGGACAGATATTTGTCGAACTCACGATTTACCGTGATGTCAGGAATATCGCAGACTGCAACCGCCTCGGCTATTGGTGCGACAAAGCGCATCTGTCGCACTTCATCATGGAATGCGCGAAATGTTTTACGCAAGACGAATTAAAAAATATACTGAAAATGAACGGAAACAACATTTACATCGAGAAAAACAATCTGCTCGATGCCTACAAGAACGGCAATGCCGACAACAAGAAGATGCTCGAAAATCTCTTCGGCAAGGAGATGTTCCGCCCGAAGAACATCATGGAGCGGATCAAGACCTTTGATGACGCATTCAAGGAACTCGGCGAGAACCATCCGCTCGTAAAAGAATACCACAAACGGCATCTATTCCTCGAAGACGATTCGGATATTAGCTCCGATCTCGTAGCCTACCTCAAACTCCGCATCATTACCGCCGCTCTCAACGAGGGATGGACGCCGCAGTTTACCAAAGACGAATACCGCTACTATCCTTGGTTTTGGCTCTACACCAAGGAGGAGATCGCCAAGATGAACAAGGAGGAACGCAAGAAAGTTGTCCTGTTCGGCGGTGTTGCGTCTAACGGCTCGTATGCCGGTTTTGCGTCTGCGGATTCGAATTGCGCGCCCTCGGATACGTATGCGTATATCGGGTCTCGCCTTTGCTTCAAATCGTCTGCGCTGGCGAAATACGCCGGGGAACAATTCGCTGAAATCTACTTTGCTTTCGTGGGGAAATAGATGATGGGAGGATGGATAAAAATATATCAAACCATTCGGGAGCATTGGATTTGGGAACGGCCCCGCTATTTGAAGTGGTGGCTCGACCTGCTGATGCTCGCCGAATGGAAAGATAGCAAACGCCTTGTGAAGTCAGTCCTCGTCACCATCAAACGGGGACAACTGATCGCATCCGTCCACTACCTCCAAGAGAGGTGGGTGTATAAGGATGACGACGGCGTGAAACGTAGGCCATCCGAGCATACCATCCTCAAATTTCTATCTCTACTCGAAGCAGATCAGATGATAAGCCGCTCAAAACACCCCGTTACCCGTGCAACGATAATTGCGATAGTTAATTATGATGATTACCAGCAGAATAACGCGACGGGGTGCAACGGGGTGAGCAACGACCCCTGCAACGACGGGTGCAACGACCCCTGCACAGAAGATAAGAATAATAAGAATATAAAAGACAATAGAGAGGGGAAAAGTGGAAAAAGCGAAAAACGCTTTTCCCCGCCCTCTATTGAGGAGGTAGATTCTTATATCAGGGAAAAGGGTTATACGGTGGACGCCGAGCGATTCGTGAACTTTTACGAGAGCAAAGGATGGTATGTCGGCAAAAACAAGATGAAAAATTGGCGCGCGGCGGTGGCAACGTGGCAAAAAGAAGATAACAAACGCAATGGAATCAATCAACAAAGATCATGTGATAAACGTCGAGGGACTGAAGCGACTGCTACTCGGCCGGAAGACTACGAGGGGAAATTTTAAGTGGTCGGTGAGCTTGAAGCAGGCAACGGATATTCTGCTGGCAGCATATCAGGCGGAGGTCGAATATCGCCACCGCAAGTTCATCGAGGACGAGGCGACCAAAACCAATATCGAACGGCTGGCGGCATTCCTGATCCGCAACGATGCCAAGTTCGGGGTAATGCTCTGCGGCGTACCCGGAAATGGCAAAACAACCCTCCTGTATGCCTTTCAGTCGGCGGTGAATTGGCTTAACAATATAGGGCATTTCGAGGGCAAACGGGCCGGCATTCGGATCGTTGATGCAAAGGAGGTAGTCATGTTCGCAAAGGATTTCGAGGCATTCCGCGACCTGCGCAATATGCCGATGATCGCTATCGAGGATATGGGGCGCGAACCGATAGAGGTTCTCGACTATGGAAACGTCCTCAATCCGGTTGTCGATATGCTCGAATACCGCTACAATTTGCAGCTCTTCACGTTCATCACGACCAACCTCACAAAGTCGCAAATCCGCGAGAAGTACGGCAACCGCATCGCAGACCGATTCAACGAGATGCTCGAAGTCATCATTTTCAAGAATGAGACCTATCGGGATAAATGAAATTAAGGCGATTTGCCGCGAGTTTCAGGCAATGGTGATAAGATGGCCGGAGAATCCGAAATAATGCGGCATATCGCAGAAAACAGCGCAAAAACACAAAATTCAACGCAATGGGGACAGAAGTAAAATTAAAAACCTATCCGAGAAGTCGGAGCTACAAAGTCAGAGCGAAATTCGTCTTCGAGGGAACATTCGAAGTCAAAGCAGGTTCGCGTCAGATGGCTATTCAGATCGTGAAAAGCCAATGCGGGATGAACATGGGGCAAATTCACACTTGCTGTGCAGACGTAACCGACTGGAATTTCAGCTGTAACCCTACTCAAATTGTAAAATGATAGGCTATGACACAGCAAGATTTCGATTCATTACGATTCTGCGCTGGGATGTTGGCTGAATACGGAGGACATTGGTACAAAGTAATCTCATGCAATTTCCCTGAACGATTATTTGCCCTTTACGACGACGCAGGAATTGATGCAGACGACCCGATGTGGGTGCGCTGCGAAAATGTAACGCAAGTAAAATACGCTAACTTATGATTCACATCGGAGCTATTAGAAAAATCTTTCGGGGCTGGCGCATCCTGATCTGCGCATGGGTAGATGACAACAGCCCGCTGAAATCGCAGTTTTTCATGCTCTTTCGCGGCGACAACGGGAAAGAGTATATCAAGATCGGAAAGGGGTACGACCCCAAGACAGACACCTACCCGCGCATGGTCGTTACGCGCTGGTCGATTACCCAATATGTCGGGAAACGCCATTGGCAAAAATCCTTTGTGTGGTTCGGCCTCGGTAAATTCATGGACGGAGAGGATATGTAGTAATCAATAATTCAATGCAACTATGAACAAGAATAAAATCAATATCGAAATCACCGCTGACGGTTGGAAAACCGATGTAACGATCAACGGCAAAACCTACTCCGAACGATATATCGCAGAAAAGGGTGGCGCGGAGTGCGTCGAGGGGAACTTTGAAGAAGAAGATGAAATCCCCGAATCAATCTATGATAAACTCAATGACTTTTTCTGCTTCGACTGCCAACAGGCATTGGCGCAGTTTGAAATTGAAGAGGGAATCGAGGAGGAATAGTCATGGAGATCAAACCAAAATTTCAGTTCGTCGAGGGTAGTTTCGATACCCAACGGGTAAAACTACTCTGCATACCGGATGATAATCACGGACGGGTTGATCTCTGCATCAAAGACCCTGACTGCGGCTGGAATATCCCTATCGGCCAAATAAAGTTATTCAGCCGTGATTTGTACCGCGACTTCAAAGAGACATTACCCGACGCTACAAAACTCGGTGAAGAGATCGCGCGTCGATGGAATGAATGCGAAACCAAAAGATAAGGCGATATGAAACTGCTATACATCGACTTATTTTGCGGAGCAGGTGGAACCTCTACCGGCGTTGAAAACGCCCGATATGAGGGACGGCAATGTGCAAAGGTCATCGGATGCGTAAACCATGATGCAAATGCGATTGCCTCTCATGCCGCCAATCATCCCGACGCGCTGCACTTCACGGAGGATATTCGGATGTTGGAACTCTCCCCGCTGACGGCTCATATCGCCGAAATGCGGCGGCAATATCCCGATGCGTTCGTCGTCCTGTGGGCCAGCCTCGAATGTACGAATTTCAGTAAGGCCAAAGGAGGCCAGCCCCGCGACTCCGACAGCCGGACGTTGGCCGAGCATCTCTTTCGATACATCGAGGCTATCAACCCCGACTACATTCAGATCGAGAACGTCGAGGAGTTCATGTCGTGGGGCGACCTCGACGAGAACGGAAAGCCTATCAGCAAAGATGCAGGACGACTGTACCTGCAATGGGTGTCGAATGTCTGCGGGTACGGCTATCGATTCGCGCATCGGATTCTCAACTCGGCCGATTACGGAGCATACACCACTCGCCGCCGATTTTTCGGCATCTTCGCCAAAGGGAGCCTCCCGATAGTGTTCCCCGAACCGACGCACAGCAAGGACGGCGCGACGGGGTTATTCGGTCAGATGCAACGCTGGAAGCCCGTGCGCGAGGTGCTGGACTTCACGGATGAGGGCAAGAGTATTTTCGGACGTAAAAAACCGCTCGTCGATGCGACGCTGGAACGAATTTATGCGGGCCTGATAAAGTTCGTAGCCGGAGGCAAAGAGGCGTTCTTGGTGAAATGGAACTCGATGAGTAGCACGGGAAAGTATCACGCTCCGAGCATCGACGAGCCTTGCCCGACCGTCGCAACTCAAAATCGGCTCGGCATCGCGCAGGTAAATTTCCTCTCCAAGCACTACGGAGGCAGTCCAGCGGGCAAATGCGTATCGGTCGAGGAACCTGCGGGGACGATAACGACATGGGATCACCACTCGTTCATCACGGCATATTACGGCAACGGGCATAACCACTCCATCGACGCACCCGCGCCGACGCTGACGACAAGGGACAGGCTCGCATTCGTGGATATGCAGTACGGAAACGGAACGCCCTGCGGCATCGAAACCCCCGCTCCGACGGTAACGACCAACCCGAAGCACCAGCTCGTAACCTGCCGAATGAAGCAGCAAGGAGCCACAATCGCCGTAACCACTGATGACAGTCCAGCGATGGCAAAAATCAAGCGTTTCATGGCGTTGTACGGCATCATCGACATCAAGATGCGGATGCTCCGCATACCCGAATTGAAGCGGATCATGGGCTTCCCATCCGATTACGTCCTCGTCGGGACGCAGGCCGATCAAAAGAAATTCATCGGCAATGCCGTCGAGGTCAATATGGCACGGGTTCTCTGCGAGGCACTTTGCACGCAACTGATTAAAAACAATATAGCAGCATAACAATGGCAAATAAAATTGTAACCGCAATCATCGATCACGACATGGATTTTCTGATTCATTTTCAGAGAAACGTGATTAAAAATTGTTCCGTAGAGGGGATTGACCCTCGCGTGCTTTCGGCAATGCGGGATATTCTACAAGTCCTCGAAGCGGTAAAAGAAATCGGAGTTTTAACGGAATTACCAACAAAAGAAAGCTAACAATCATGATTGAACCTCAAATTTTATACGGCGTTACGTGCGACCGTTGCGGAGATACCCTCATCAATAGCAATGATAATAGTGCATGGTATGACCGCAGCACAGCGGAAGAAGAAGCATCCGAGGAGGATTGGCATTCGGTAAGCAGTCATCATTATTGCCCGAACTGCTATCGGGAAGACGAGGACGGGAATCGCATTATCAAAGCTCCTATCCCTCCCCATGTACAAAAGATCAACCGATTCATGAATCGGATAGCAAAATCCTTTCCCTGCCGCATTGTCGAGGAAGACGATCATTTCGCTCTGTATGGGAACACGCAGGACAGTAAGCAACTCGCCCCATGCGACGAAGAATGGGTACGATCCTACGCCACCGATAAACTCCTCGGTATTCAGATGATCGACAAAGGATGCGCGAATGCCGAATATATCATCCGATTACGCAAAGAATAGAACCATGAAAATCAACAGACAAATAAACGAATGTCATTGCTACAACTGCCGAAAATACGAAGAATGCCAAACCAAAGGCGTATTCGACGATGATCCGGGCTTCGACTTCTGCGTAAACTATGAGGATGTGAGCTATCCCGATGACGATAACGATGAAAACGATTGAGCCATGAAAAGCGAAAAAGCAAAGGAATACATTACACATGCCACGTGTACGGCACAAGAGTATGCTGAAAGATTCGGAGGGCGCGAGTTGGTCGTGTCAAGATGGGATGTGTCTACCGCTATCGAACTTGCCGAGCAGGATGCCGAGATGCGAATGCGTGAGAAAGCGATTAAAGCGTATTGCAGCGAATGTGCATGCTATGAAACGGGGGCCTGCGCATTAGACCCCGACAAATGTGCGACAAAACTACTTTTTGTCCAAAACATGACCGAGGAATGAAAAGTCAGAAAGCAAAAGAATTTATAGACGGGTGCATGGCTCATCTCACAGTAGAGATGAGCGACCACGCCAAATGGCAGCTCCGGGCGGCAATGACCCATGCGGCCGAACTCGCCGAGCAAGAAATGGAGGGATTCTACACCTGCTGGATCGACCCGAAAGACTTCATGCCCGAAGCGAATAAGAATGTCCTCGTAAAATGTTCCAGCGGGGAGATTCAGACCGATTTCTATGCGCCTGAATTGGGCGGATTCTTCATCGAACACTCAACCCACGCCAAAGTCACCGGCTGGCGCGAAATGATGTAGCGATATGGGAATGCGAGGGACACGGGGAGGAACCCCGACCAAACCGAAACACACCGAGGAGAGCATCCAGCAGGCGTTGTATTGGAATCATCCAATTCTGACAAAACCCGCTTTCGAGATGGTCGGCTTCATCTTCTATGCGTGGGAATCCGATTATTTGGCAATCTCCAAAGCCGGATACGTGTACGAGTGCGAGATCAAGATCAGCCACTCGGATTTCCTGAATGAGGCAATCCATAAGCAGAATAAGATGCGCATCTTACAAGGGTTATCCGCCTCGGATGGAACAATTGACGATCGACGACCGAACTACTTTTGGTATGTCTGTCCGGAAGGGATCATCTCCGAGGCTGAATGCCCGAAGTTCGCAGGGCTGATGTATATCACCGATTCGGGCACATTCCGCTGCATCAAGTCCGCTCCATGCCTCCACAAGGCCAAGTACGACACGCAGGCCGATTTGCTCCGGCGGGATATGCGGGATAAGTTCTACTATGCAATGTGGAATTGGATTCGCCGCTATTGGCGCAACATCGGCAAGGCGAAAGATATTGCCCCGCAGACCGCTGCCGCATACGAGCGGGCATTGGATAAGCAAGTCGAAGAGGTTGCCGACCTGAAATATCGGCTTTCTTCTCTGACGCAATGGCGCGACATTCAGGCCGACCCGAAATGGGGATTTGCCACCGATGACGCCATAGATGAGATATTTCGCAATCTGCCGCGTCTTGTCAGGGACAAACGGGATGGGAGCATCGAACTCATCGACTACGATAATGCCGCCGAATGGCGCGGCGATTTAGAGCGCAAACCGAGCCTCTACCAATGGCTACCAATTAACGGAAATACACTATGAAAGACATAGAATTATTCAACGATCATTTTCAAAATTTCAAGGCATACGGCATCCCCAAAGCGCAGCTTATCATCGCCGATGTGCCGTATAACCTCGGTGCGAATGCCTATGCCAGCAATCCGGCATGGTATGTTGATGGCGACAATAAGAACGGCGAGAGCGCACTCGCAGGCAAGCAGTTTTTCGACACCGACAAGGATTTCCGGCCTGCGGAGTTCATGCACTTTTGTAGTCAAATGCTTCGTAAGGACAAGCCTATCAAAGAGGAGAAATCCGAGGGGGGGGGGAAGATCGAAAGGAGGCGCGGCCTGTATGATCCTTTTCTGTCCTTTCGAGCAGATGCACTATTATATCGAACTCGGACAACGATATGGACTGAAACGCTACATCCCGCTCGTATTCCGCAAGGATTTCTCCGCGCAGGTACTCAAAGCCAACATGAAAGTCGTCGGCAACTGCGAATACGGATTGATTCTCTACCGCGACCGCCTACCGAAATTCAACAATGACGGGAGGATGATATTCAACTGCTTCGATTGGGTACGCGATACAGATACGCCGAAGATCCACCCGACGCAGAAACCCGTTCCCCTGCTGGAACGCCTGATCGAGATATTCACCGACAAAGGGGATGTAGTCATCGACCCGTGCGCAGGAAGCGGAACAACCCTGCTCGCGGCTGCCAATATGGGCCGAAAAGCATACGGATTCGAGATCAAAAAGGATTTCTGTGCCGAGGCAAGAGTAAAGGTATTACCAAGAATTTCAAAATCGCTATTCGTATGAAAAAGATTTTGGATGCTTGCTGCGGCAGTCGGATGTGCTGGTTCGACAAAGACAACCCCGATACGGTCTTCATGGACTGCCGCAGCGAGGAACATACCCTTTGCGATGGGCGCAGATTGGAGATCAGGCCCGATGTCGTCGGGGACTTCCGCAAGATGCCGTTTCCCGATAATTCGTTCTATCTCGTCCTGTTCGATCCTCCGCATCTGAATAACCTCGGCGAATCGTCATGGCTGGCGAAAAAATACGGTCGCCTCCTCCCCTCATGGGAGGATGACATCCGGCAAGGATTCGAAGAATGTATGCGTGTTCTCAAACCGAACGGAACGCTCATCTTCAAATGGAATGAGCAGCAGATACCCACCGCGCGGATCATCGAGATCATCGGACAAAAGCCCCTATTCGGGCATACGTCCGGCAAAGGCGGCAAAACGATATGGATGTGTTTCTTAAAAAACGAGAAATCGAATGAAACGCACCTATGAGATTCAGGTCTGCATCCCGTCCGGATGTCGGCTGGTTGGATGCAAGACTGACGGAGATATTGCCGTCGTAATCTTTGAAGATGTCAGCGGCCCCGAAATCCGGCAAATCGGATTCATCCGAGAGCCTACGGGAGAAATTGAAGATGAAGATAATGAATAACTCACAAAACGAATAAAACATGACGAGACCCTGCAAATGCGGCGAATGCGCCTTTTTCAAGAATGAAGATGCAAACGGCTACGGACATTGCATCATCACTCTGAATCAATACCGATGCGACGACCTCTGCAAATTCAAAGAGGATCATATGTCGGACGTGGAAACCCTACGAGCACTACATCATTACCAAAAATGGAGGCGCGGCGGGAACGGGAGGCCGCCGCATCCCTTTGTCGTCGGTCAGACGATAGACAATGCGATCCGCGCTTTGCGCCGCATAACCAAAGACACCCCGAAATTCTAACTCAAAACATCTATCATCATGTGGTTTACAACAAAAGTTCGTTATGAAAAGACGAGAGAGAACGGTTCTCTGAAAACCATCACGGAGCCGTATTTGGTCGATGCCCTTTCATTCACGGAGGCAGAGGCCCGCATCACCAACGAGATGATGCCCTATACGTCGGGAGCATTCTCGGTATCGGCCGTGAAGCGCAGCAACATCTCGGAAATCTTTTGGGATGAGAACGGCGATCACTTCTACAAGGCCAAGATCAACCTCATCACGCTCGACGAAAATACGGGCGCAGAGCGCAAGAAAGCGATCTATATCCTCGTACAGGCATCCGACCTGAATCAAGCCGCCAAGAACCTCGCCGAGGGTATGAGAGGTACAGTATCGGATTATGAGGTCGCCTCCATCGTCAAGACCCCGATTGTCGATGCCTATAAAATCGCCGAGAAATGAACGCGCGGCAATTCTTCGACAAAGTAGCTCTCATGCGGAAGCTGCAAAAGGAGTATTTCCGCACTCGGTCGAAAACCGCGCTCAATCAGAGTAAGGCGGTCGAGCGGGAAGTCGATGCCGAGATTGCGCGGGTGCATGACGCGCTCGGCACTCCGGCGACCAAGCAACCCGAACAACGGAACATATTTGAGGAGGGCGCATCATGGTAGGGCTGGCAGAGGTATTCATGGATTTGGAGCGGGTCATAAATTCCCTGATCTCATGGGTATATCAACGCCCACAATGCGGATGGGGTTATATCGAAACCCGCCGTCCCTGCAAAGGTTATCCGAAGAGGTCGTTTTGGCAGCGAATACGCTCGAATCCGATGCGACGCAATTACCATTAAGGCCGACAGTAGATAATGTAAAATACCCGCATTTCCGCGCGAAATAGCAATAAGTTTTGAATCATGGAAACAACCTACAATAAAGACATAGCTCATTGCAGCGGCTATTGCTGCCTGTTGAGCGACCAATGCCGGAGGTATCATCTCTTCCGCGCATGGGAGCGGCGTAAATTGCCGCCCGCTCCGTTTATTATGGCATGCTTCGATATGGATACCGAAACATGCCCGAATTTCCTCCATTTGGAACAAACGACACCACGAAAAATGGAAAAGAAGAAAATCGTCATCACCTTGTCGCGGGTGTTCCCGACGACGCATAGCCGGAAAGGCCAGCCGACTGGCTTCAAGGAAAAGCTCGCATCAGGCTGTAAGTTGCATACCATCCGAGGCAATTTCGACCAATGGAACGCCATCGCGGAGAAGATGCAACGGGGCGGCTATTGCCTCTCGATCCGCCAATGGTCGGGACGCCCGTACAACTCGCCGCAGGTAGAAATTGCCCACCTCGACCAGCCTATCGGCATCCAGCGGATAGAGCTGCATTATCATAGCGAAAACGATACGATCACCGCCCGCATCGACGGTCGGGAATGGATCGACGCGGACTGCTATGAAATCGCCAAAAACGACGGACTGAATACAACCGACTTCAAAGAGTGGTTCTTCGGCCGACACCCGAAAGGGGATAAAGTTTTTCACGGCGTCATCATCCATTTCACGGATTTTCGGTATTGATATGAGGCATCAGGAAAGCATCATCCAGCAGACCTGCGTCCGTTGGTTCCGAATGAAATACCCGCAGCTCGCCTTGCTCCTCTTCGCCGTCCCGAACGGCGGGGCACGGCTTCGATCCGAGGCGGCGATCATGAAAGCCGAGGGAACGATGAAAGGCGTCGCCGACCTCCTGCTCCTGTTCCCGGCAAAGCGGTTTCACGGCTTATGTATTGAGATGAAGACCCCGACGGGCCGACAGCAACCATCGCAAAAGGCATGGCAGGAGCGGGCGGAATGGGCCGGATACAAGTATGTCATCTGCCGCTCTTTTGACGAGTTCATGGCCGAAATCGACGCTTATTTGAAGTAAACTTTATTTTTTTGCCTTAATAGCTACCTATTAGGTACTATTTTTATACCTTTGTGGTATCTATCTTAAAAATGAACAGTTATGAGTAAAGAGAACAAGCCTCTGAAAGCCATCGACGCCGACTTCGTCTCGCTGGAATTGGATCGGTTGGAGCTGAACGAGGGTCAGCTCGACGGCCTCCCCGCGAATCCCCGCGAGATATTGGAGACGAAGCTCGACCTTCTGAAAAAGGATATTCAGGCATACCCCGAACTGATGAAATACCGTATGCTGCTGGTATATCCGCTCGACAACGGCAAGTATATCATCATCGGCGGCAATATGCGCTATCGAGCCATGCTCGACCTCGGCTACAAGGATGCCCCGTGCGTCATCATCCCGAAAGAAACCCCCATTGAAAAGCTGAAAGCCTACACGATTCTCGATAACTCCGGCTTCGGTCGGTGGGAGTGGTCGATGCTGGCGAACGAATGGGACGCCGATGCTTTGGCCGCATGGGGCCTCGATCTGCCGATGAATGAAAGCGAGATCGACGTAGATAGCTTTTTCGACAAGCTTGACAAGGAGGCCGAGAAAGACAAGGGCGAGAAGATCACCGTCTCGATTCCCGATGAGTATGCCGACCAAAAGGAGGAGATCAAATCCCGTATCGAGGCAACGCTCATGGGCGAGTTCGAGGGCATCAAGATCAAGTGATGAAAATCCATCTCGCAGGCAACAATCCCTATCCGGGCATAATCCTGATCCGCTTGTATGAGAGCTGGATCGGCGAACGTCTCGGAAAATTCGGGGGGGGGTATTTAACGACCTGTATTTCAGAGTATTTGAATAGAATACCTCTTAAAGAGATTAACAAGGATGCTATGAGGATATTTCTTGCCGGAGGAATTTCAGGCAACCTCCGCGAATTTTGGCAAAAGGTTATGAAAGTTTACTGTGCATCGCCCAACAGCCGCAAAGAAGTCATCGAAGCGATGAACAGCTTTCTCGCGGGCGACAAGGACAAAATAATGCGGGAATCCATCTACGGAGCGGACTTCTTCGTCGGGGACGGGGATAGCACCCTATCAGGTATCAATGTCCTCGAAAGCTACTACTACCTGCGGAAGAACGAGGATTTCATGCCTCTCGTCAGGCATTTCGGGTCATTCCTGCTCGATAGCGGGGCTTATACGTTCATGGCCGGTTCCCACAAGGGCGGCTGTGATTGGGATGCCTATGTATCGGAGTATGCCGACTTCATCAACCGCTTCGACGTAAAACTCTTTTTCGAGTTGGATATTGACAGCGTCGTCGGGCTGGCGGAGGTCGAGCGGTTGCGGCACAAGCTCGAAAGGATGACGGGCAAGAAGCCCATCCCCGTATGGCACAAGAACCGAGGCAAGGAGTATTTCGTCAAGATGTGCGAGGAATACCCCTATGTCGCCATCGGAGGCATCGTAACGAAAGAAATTCCCCGCAAAGTCTATGAGACGGCGTTTCCGTGGTTCATCAACACCGCCCACAAGCACAAGGCGAAGATTCACGGGCTGGGATACACCACCGTCGCCAACCTGCAAAAGTATCGGTTCGATTCGGTCGATAGCACCGCATGGCTCTACGGCAATCGCGGCGGCTACATCTGCAAGTTCAACCCGCGCACCGGATTGATGGAGCAGATGAGCAAAGAGGGATGCAGGCTCAAATCGAGAGAGGGCGCGGTAAACAACTTCAACGAGTGGGTCAAGTTCAGCCGATACGCCGAAAAATTCCTGTAATTCCGATTCTTACTTAAAAAGCAACAAGGATATGAAAGATTCTGTCATCATCGTATCGGGAGGCATGGATAGCATCACCCTCCTGCATGAAAAGGCCGAGGAAATCGCATTGGCCGTAACGTTCGACTATGGGAGCAACCACAACAAGCGCGAGGCCGAGTGCGCCGCGCGGCATTGCCAGCAGCTCGGCATCGAACACATCATCATCCCGCTTGCATTCATCGGTCAGTATTTCAAATCCTCGCTTTTGGAGGGCGCGGACGCCGTGCCGGAGGGCCATTATGAGGCCGAAAACATGAAATCGACCGTCGTGCCGTTCCGCAATGGCATCATGCTTTCTGTGGCCTGCGGGCTTGCCGAAAGCAGAAAGTTGAGCAAGGTACTCATCGCCAATCACGGCGGCGACCATGCGATCTATCCCGATTGCCGCGCGGGATTCGTGCATTCCATGTCGGAGGCCATGCGGCACGGCACCTACATCGGGGTACAGATCGACGCGCCCTATACAGGCATCAGCAAATCCGACATCGCCCGCATCGGCAAACGGCTCGGTCTCGACTACTCCACGACCTACTCCTGCTACAAGGGCGGCGAAAAGCATTGCGGCAAGTGCGGGACATGCGTCGAGCGCAAGGAAGCCCTCCGAGATGCCGGAATCGAAGATACGACGGAGTATGAAACGGAATGACGCCAATCTCATCACGCTGAATGTCGTGTTTGTCGTGTGCCTGATCGTGGCGAACGTCGTTACGAGCAAGGTTCTCGATACCGGCATCCATATCGGCGGGGTTCCGATTCTCATTCCGGGCGCGGCTTTGACCTATGCCATGACTTTCCTATGTACGGATGTCATCGGCGAGATATGGGGCAAAAAAGAGGCGAACAAGGCCGTTATCAGGGGCTTTGTAGCCCAACTTGTCGCCCTCGTCCTGATTATCCTGACGATGTATCTCCCCGCCTATGACGAGGAAATGCAACGGGCCTACCGGATGCTGCTCGGTCAGACGCCGGTATTCGTATTCGGGTCGCTGGTCGCCTATCTATGCTCCCAAAGCTGGGATGTATGGATATTCCACAAGATACGAGGACGGTTCTGCGGCAATCCCAAACGGCGGTGGATATGGAACAACGCATCGACCCTGACCTCGCAGATCATCGACACGGCGATTTATATCTCAATCGCATTCGGCATCGGTCTCGGATGGTTCATGCAGGAGGGCGGCATGATGCTCGTCCTCGGCATGGTCATCGGGCAATACCTGCTCAAAGCGGGGTTGGCTCTATGCGACACGCCGTTTTTCTACCTCTTAACTCGCAAACATCAAGAAGAATAGCAATGTATTACGTTTCCAAACGAATGGAGATCGCGGGAAGCCATCGGCTGACCCTCTCCTACAAAAGCCAATGCCAGCAGTTGCACGGCCACAACTGGGTCGTAACGGTATTCTGCAAAGCAAAAAAACTGAATGCCGACGGAATGGTCTGCGATTTCAAGCGGATCAAGGACAAGATTCACGGCTATCTCGATCACGGCAACTTCAACAAGCTGCTGCCGTTCAATCCGACGGCCGAGAACATTGCCCGATGGATCGTCGAGCAGATTCCCGAATGCTACAAGGCGACGGTGCAGGAAAGCGAGGGCAACGTCGCAATCTATGTCGCGGACACCAACAAAGACGAGGAGGGCGCATTATGAGGGTAAACGAAATTTTCTACTCGATTCAAGGCGAGGGCCGCTATACCGGCACTCCGGCAATCTTCATTCGCCTTGCAGGATGCAATCTCCGCTGCAATTTCTGCGATACGGAGCACCAGCCCTACCAAGACCTCACCGAAGAGGAGATCATGCGGCAAATCGCCGATTTTCCGGCCTCGCACATCGTGATTACAGGAGGAGAACCGATGTTGCAGATCACGCAATCGCTGATCCATCGACTACGCAACGGAGCGGGCAAGTTCGTACAGGTGGAAACCAACGGCACGATCCCGATCAAATGCTATCTCCCCGTCGATTGGATCACCTGCTCGCCGAAATTCGACTTTTGCCCTCATGCCGAGCTTCGGCTCCAACGCATCGACGAGCTGAAAGTCGTATATCAAGGTCAGGATATGACGGCATACGACGGCATCGAGGCCAAAGAGTACTACTTGCAGCCCTGCGATTTCAAGGACGAGGCACGGAACGCGGAAAACCTCGCGGCAACTATCAACTACATCAAATCACACCCGAAATGGAAGCTATCACTCCAAACGCAGAAGATATTATCGGTGCGCTGAAAACGCTCATCCGCGCCATCGGCGAAGACCCCGACCGCGAGGGCCTGATCGGTACTCCCGACCGCATTATGCGGATGTGGAAAGAGATATTCCGAGGCTACGATCCGGCGCAGAAGCCGAAGATCACCACATTCGCCAATGAGGAGGGCATGTCGGATATTGTGTTCGACTGCGGCGACTACTATTCGATGTGCGAGCATCATATCCTGCCGTTCTTCGGCCGGTATTACTTCGCCTACATTCCCAGCCCGAAAGGGCGTATCCTCGGCATCAGCAAAGTCGCCCGCGTGGTCGGCTATTGCGCCGCCCGCTTGCAGTTGCAGGAGCGGCTGGCGCGGGACATTGTGCAGATGCTTTCCGAGGCTCTGAATAACGAGGCTCTCGGCTTCGCTATCGTGATGAAAGGGCAACACCTGTGCAAGACGATGCGAGGAGTGCGGAATGACGGCAAGATGTCCGTAGCGCATTTTACGGGCGTCTTCAACTTAAACTCCGATCTACGCAAGGAATTTTACAAACTCATAGACCTGAACAGCAATGGCTAAATACAATGCGGCCAAAATCGAGGAGTGCGAGGCATGGGTAGCCGCTCACGGCCTGATCGACTACGGCGGAGCGAAGCTGAAAGAGTTTGTCCGCGAGATGGGGATCGACGAAAAGACCTACCGCCTATGGATGAAAGGCAAACCGCAGTTCAAAGAGGTCATCGAGCGGGCAAAGGAGGTTTTCAAACAGAACCTCACCCACGATCTCGCCATCTCGCTATCCAAAGCCGCCAAAGGGTATGAGCATGAGGAAACCGAGCAGGAGTTCCGCGTCGGAGCGGACGGACAGCCGACTCCGTTCAAGATGAAGAGGAAGAAAATCCATGTGCAACCGAATATCGGAGCCGCGATTTTCCTCCTGACGAATCTCGATCCCGAACACTATCAGAACAGGCAGCGCAACGATATAATGCTCAAAAAGGACGACGAAAAACCGATGACACTCGATGAAATCAATGCAGAAATCGCACGACTTGAAAAGTTTGAGGATAAGGCGGATAAATAATGAGATCATCTACAATCGAGGTACGCGAACAGTTGATGAGGTTGAAGCGCGAGAAGTTGAAACTCGAAGCTCCGACCTCCTTTTCGCGTTTCCTCGGTTATAGCAATCCGAAATATGAGTTGGAGTGGTTCCATAAGCTCATCGCGGATCATTGCCAAATGCTGTTGGAGGGCAAGATCAAGAACCTGATGGTTTTCATGCCCCCGCAGCACGGAAAATCGGAAATCATCTCCCGTAATTTTCCCGCATGGGCACTCGGACAAAACCCCGACCTGAAAATTGTCGGCTGTTCCTACTCCTCCGACCTCGCGCAACAATTTTCGCGCTCAATTCAGAGGACGATAGACAGCAAGGAGTATCAGGCAATATTTCCCGCTACCTACCTCAATGGCTCGAATACCCGTATGGATGCACGGGGCTATTTGAGAAATATTGACCTTTTCGAAATGGTCGGCCATCGTGGTTTTTACAAAGCGGTCGGCGTAGGAGGTTCTTTGACAGGTACACCCGTCGATATTGCGATCATCGACGACCCGGTAAAGGATGCAAACGAGGCAAACTCCATCACTTACCGACAGCGGGTGTGGGATTGGTACAACACCGTCCTTTCGACCCGTCTGCACAATAATTCGCGGCAGCTCTTCATCATGACGCGATGGCATGAGGACGACCTCGCCGGACGCATCCTCAAAGCCGAGCCGCAGGAGTGGACGGTACTCGCCATCCCTGCGATCTGCGAACAGGAATACGACAGCGGATTGAGCGAACGGCATATCGGCGACGCATTGTGGCCGTCGCGCCACTCCATCGAGAAGTTGCAGAAGCAGAAAGCCCGTGCCCCGCGCGAGTTCAATGCCCTGTATCAGCAGCACCCGACCATCGAGGGCGGCAATATCGTGAAAAGGGATTGGTTCCGCACGATCTCGCTGGCAGAGTTCCGGTCGCTGCGGTTCAACGAGCCGATACACTTCTACCTCGATACGGCCTATAACAAGAAGAAAAAGGGCCAAGATAACGACCCCAGCAGCGTACTGGCAGCCTGCCGTATCAGGAATTACATCTATCTGATCGACGCGCAGAAAGTGTATAAGGAGATGCCCGACCTATTGCGGTTTCTGCCTCAATACATCGCGGCGCATGACGGCAATTCCGAGAGCAAGCTCCATGTCGAGCCGAAAGCCAACGGCGAGAGCGTGGTACAGATGCTTCAAGAAATTTCGACCCTCAATGTCAAGCGGACACCCACGCCGACCGATGACAAGGAGGTACGATTGCGGGCCGTTTCGCCGCGTGTGGAGTGCGGGCGGGTGTTCATCGTCGAGGGATCATGGAACGACGATTTTCTCGATGAAGTATGCGGATTTCCGAGCCAGCCGCACGACGAGTTCGTCGATATTCTCGGATATGCGATCAACGACCTGTATGACGAGGATGATGATATAGATTACGACATATTGAGCAAGTCGAGTTTAGGGATGTAAACCAAAAATTTAAGGATATGATGCTATTTGATTTGTTTCGCAATTATCTCAATGCTCTTGTAGGACGAAATCAGGAGTTTGAGAAGCTGTTGGCCGCCAAAGATATTTCGGCGGTCAAGGAGCGCATGGGCAACCGTATGGATATGGCGATTGCCGCGCTCAAAGAGTATGAAGTAACCTCCCATGAAATCATGAAGCGGGAGGACAAGATCATTACCGACAAAAAGGGGAATTTCATCCGGCTCGAACCGGTATGGAAGCTGCCGATACCTTATCAGGTTTACATCAATGAAATCGCACTCGTATTCCTCTACGGCCGTCCGGTGAAATGGACGCAGCAATCCACAGGGACAGATCGGGCGTTCCAAAAATTTCAGGATGTTATCGAGCGCACTCACTTCAACAGCAAACTCCGCCAATGCAAACGCATCGCCGGATCGGAGACCGAAAGCGCGATGCTGTTCCGTGTTTTCCGCGATGCGAACGATGCGCCGGACGTTCAGATTCGAGTGCTTGCCAAAAGCAAGGGTGATGAGATTTACACGCGATGGGATCAGTACGAAAACCTGATCTCCATAGCTTGGGGCTACTATGTGCGGGAACAGGAAAACAGCCTCGTCTATCACTTCGACATCTATACCCCGAATATCATCTACCGATGCACGCGGAAGAGCATCGGATGGGAGGTCGTCGAGGAGGTGAATTTCATCGGCAAGATTCCGCTCATCCTCTTCCAGCAGGACAAGGAATGGAATGGCGTCGAAACGCTCATCCATCGTGAGGAGCTGATCGGCTCACGCACCGCTGATACAAACGACTATTTCGCCGATCCTATCGCCATCATGGCCGCCGACCTTATCAAGAACCTGCCGGAGAAGAAAGAGGCGGCGAAACTGCTCGTGACGAACGATTCCGAGGGCGTGGATAAGGCAGCGAAGTACCTGACATGGGATAGTGCGCCGGAAAGCAAGAAACAGGAAATCGAATGGTTGCAGAATCATATCCTTTCCAAGTCGTTCACCCCGAATATTTCGCTCGACACGCTAAAATCGTTGAGCAATCTATCGGGAAAGGCCCTGCGGACGGTGATGTTGCTTGCCGACATCAAGGCGGCCAAGCACAAGGAAACCCACGACGAGCTGTTATCCCGCACCTCTTCGCTCATCACGGCCATCATCGGCAACGTCCTCGATGTGCATCTGAAAACCGAGTGCGAGAATCTGAAAATCGGGCATGAGTTCCAAGAGCCGTTCGGGGACGACATCGCGGAAGCCCTCGAAAATATCATCAAGAGCCTCGACGGTGGCATCATGGCGACCGAAACCGGCGTAGAACTGAACCCGCTCGTCAAGGACAAGAAGCTCGAAATGGAGCGTCTGAAAGCCGAAGAGGAGGAGCGGGCGCAAAAGCAGCAACAGATATTCGGTGACATCGAGGGTGCAGGCCCGCAATCCGCATCGGACGGCGACGACCCCGACGATGATGAAAACGGAGATGAAGATGACCCGAAGAAAAAGCAGCAACAGAAGAAGTAGGTAGCAGATGGCAAAAAAAGCATATTCTCCCGACCCGAAAGCGGAAACCATCAAGCGCATTCAGCGCACAGAGGCTTACGCCGAGAAAGTGAGGCAGCTATTCGCCGCAACGGTGAATGAAATCCTCGCTCTCAATAAATCCGTGCCGACGCTGGACGAGGGGGTCATGTACTCTTTCGACGGGGATAATATGCGAATCCAAAAGAAAGTCGAGGCATTGCTCCGGCAACTGCATTCGACGACTACGACAGCTATCAAAAAGGGGATCACGCTCGAATGGGAAAAGGCCAACGACGCATGCGATAAACTCATTTCCTCATGTTTTGGGAAAGAGGTATTATCCAGTCCGGAGTTCAGCGCATGGAACAACCGCAATATGGCGGCGATGAATGCTTTCGCCAACCGAACGGAGAACGGCCTCAATCTCTCAAAACGGATATGGCAGTCGGTTCAGCAGCTCCGCGATGAAATGGAGATCGCCATGACCGTCGCCATCGGCGAGGGAGATTCGGCGCAATCCATATCCCGCAAAGTCCGGCAATACCTGAACGACCCCGACCTGATGTTCCGCCGTTTCCGCTTCAAGAAAGGCGAAGACGAGCAGGGCAAGCCTATCTACGGGCGGAAGTGGAAAAAGCGCATCAAGGACGAGAAAACGGGCAAATACCGATGGATCGACTACGACCGTAGCGACTACAAAACCGGATCGGGCGTTTACAAATCCTCGGCCAAGAATGCCATGCGCGTTGCGAGGTCAGAGACAAACATCGCCTACCGCCGCGCCGACAATGAGCGGTGGCAGCAGATGGATTTCGTCCTCGGTCAGCGCATCCAGCTATCGAAGAACCACCCCCGACCGGATATTTGCGATAAACTTCAAGGCGACTACCCAAAGGATTTCGTATTCGACGGATGGCATGCCCAATGTTTCTGCTTTGCAACGCCTATTTTGATGGACGAGGAGGAGATGGCGAAAGTTACGGCGGCATTCCTCAAAGGCGAGAAATACACCCCGCGAGGCAAGCAGATCACCGAATATCCGGCAAATTTCAAGCATTGGGTGCGAGACAATAAGGAGAATATCCTTGCATCCCGCAGTAGAGGCACGGAACCCTACTTTATTCGCAATAACTCTGCGGCGATTGATGAGATACTCAATCCGAAACCGAAAGAGCTTACAATCGCAGAAAAGGCGGCATTACGCCATGAGGCCCGAACGCCCGAACAGGAGGCGGCAATCCGTAATGCGTGGGCCGAACGGCAGAAGAAGCACCAGCAAATCAAGACGGCGGCGAACAACATCGCCAAAGTCGCCGGGGATTATGGCGAAGTCGATTACTCCACCCTGCAAAAGTACATCGACGCAGGCGATCTGTCGGCCATGCAGACCGAGACCAAGAAAGTCGCGCAGGCCATCCTCGCCGCCAAGAAAGCGGAGCAGGCTCTCGCCGACATTATCCCCAATGTTCACTCGTGGCATCAGCAATTCACGATGGCAGAACTGCAAGGGGTATATGATGCCGTCAAATCGAAGATCGAGGGTTGGTCGGGTCTATCCCTCGAACAGCAGGCGAAAAAGCTGCATTTCGAGGCTTATGACTTCCTCGGCGGCAATATGAAAGGTGTTCAACAGAAGTATGCGACATGGAAGGTATCGCAGGAGGCGTACATCAAAAAATTGGATGCAGTCAATTACAAGATAGCGATCAAGCAGGTAACCGAAGAACTCGACGCCGTTAAACAATGGTCGGCAGAACATCCGAAGAGCCTCAATGTTGCAAAACTCCTCTCCGATGCAGAGCAGGCAGTCAATAGCAATGCCGAATTGTCGATTATCAAGTCCAAAACCTCACTCGCCGTCGCAGAATATCAAAAACGATTGGCGGAACAGGCTCGGCGCGATGCGAAGAAAGGCGCAACGATGAAAGCCTCTACCCTGCCGAGTATCAGCAAGGAGGAAATAGATAGGCTTCTCGCCTTGTACGAATCAGAGATGGTCGATGATGCAGATAACCGGCTGCGTCAATACACGGAACGGATTTGGGCGACGCTGACAAAGGAGGAGCGGATCATATTGACGAAATATACGCAGACTTACAGCTATCTAAATGAGCCTCTGCGCGGTATATCGTATTATGGAGCGCGTGCCCGCGAAGAGTTCGAGCACGATCTGCCGATATTGACGAGAGCGATTGAAAAATTCGCCATGCCTCAAAATACGGTTGTAAGACGAGGCGTAAGCAATTTCACGATTGATTCTCTCGGATACGACCTCGGAAACCTGAAAAAAGGCGATGTTTTTGTCGATAAAGGATTCCTATCTACCGCCGTGCATCGGCATAAAGGTTTCTCCGAATCGTACAACTTGGTTATCGTAGTCCCCAAAGGGGCCAAAGGCGTATATGCGGAGCCTTTTTCCCACTACACGGATTATCACAAATTCGATTATGACGATGGCGTGATATGGGACGGAAAATCTGTCGAAAAGATCAACTCCGAAATGGAATGGATCGGGCAACGAGGCTGTCAATTCAAAGTCCTCAAAAAACAAGGAAAGACGATCTATTTGCAGATGATCGGACAGTTGCAATGATAAAGGGAGCGTTTATTGCGCTCCCTTAACCGTAATACTGCTTATAAAATTTCTTGAACGGTTCGACGCAATCTGCCAACGAGGACATATTGCCTTGTGCATACCGATTGAAAAGGAGCGATTTCAAAGTAATCGGCACTCCATCGGCATTCTCAAAATCCGATAATCCGACCGCGACATATTCATCGAGATTTCGACTTTCAGAGACATTCGCATCGCCTCTTGCGATGACCGCCATAGTATCGTGAATCCATGCCCGCTCGTACATCCAAAGCATTGCCTTGTTTTGTTCCTTACCCTCGTATGGGTTCTTCCGCTCGCCTTTATAATAGCGGCAATATTGCAATAAATCAGATTCTTTCATCGGTAGATTGCATTAAATTTCCGAATGACGTTCTGCATATCTTCCGGCAAATAGCCCATCGCGGTCTGAATCATTGCAGGATCAACCACGAAATAAGCCTCGGCAAGTGAGCCGACAATAGCTCCGAGCGTATCGCTGTCGCCGCCGTAGAGAATGGCCTTGCGGATTGCATCCTCGAAAGATCGGCTCTCTTTGACGATATGAAAGGCCAGCGGGACGCATCCCTGACAGGTCTCGTCGAATTTGCCGCAAGGCGGGAGATGGCTTTCCCAATCCTCGCCGTAATACTGACACATCACGCTTTCGCATATCTCCATCGTATTATCCCAAAATTGATTTTTTAGATAATAGATCACAAGAGCCGTTACCATCGCTCCGATAATTCCCTCCGTATGGTCGTGCGAAATTTTTGCGGTTTCGATAGCCTGCCGAATAACATCCCGCTCCGAGCGAAAAGCCCACGCAACAGGGCTTACACGCATCGCTGCGCCATTGCCGAAGCTGTTATACGGCTGGGGGTCGGGAGAAGTAATCCAACGAGCAAAAGAACCGCCGTATGCCCCCATCGGATTAGGATATTTTCTACACCAACGCAAAATACTCGATTTGTAGTCCTCCCCTTTGAGTATCGCATCGGCTACCGCCACCGTGCAGATCGTGTCGTCGGTAAAATCGCATTGTTTGGTGAATAATGCAAAGTTTCCGCCTTTCGCATTATTGAACTCGAATCGAGAGCCTACTATGTCGCCAATTATCGCACCTATCATATCAAAAATTTTTAGAATCTATCACTTCGTCTATATCCAGCACCCCGTCGGCGTTCTCTTTCATCGAATGCAGGTAGATATAGCCATTTCGGTAAAATGAAACCTTTTCCAGCTTTTCACGATACATAGCCTCCGCTTTCGCCCTATTGACAAAATACAGATGCGTAATGAGATCGTATGAATCCGCAACATAGGTCAGCCGATATACCTTGCTATCCATCGCACTCCGATTTTAATGACCGTCCTCTCGTCTTGCGCTGGATTTGCCCGATGCGGATGAGGACTTTCTTGTTCTCGTATTCGCTTCTGCCCCTCGTCGCATTCGTGAGGGACTTGTATGTGATGCCGACCGCCCCGATAGGAACGGTATCGTAGATCGCTTTCAGGGAACCGAAGTAGAAGTCGGTTTCGCCGTTGTACGGCTCCTTGAACTGCAAATGCACTATCTTCTTTGCTTCCATAATCCAATACTTGTGCAAATTTACCGCTTTTCCGGCGTTCTGCCACGCTTTCGCGCAAGAATCGACCAATCTATCGGCCCGACCGCAGATATTCGAAAATTGGCGGCATTTTCATTTTTCTTTTTTCGCGGAACTTTTTTCTTTTTCAAAGGATGAATTTACGAAGGTCTTGCCCGATGGTTGATCCTATAATTTTGCATCGAAAAAACTTCCCCTCTATCTTTTTAATATATCTATATATTCTTATCTTCTGTGCAGGGGTCGTTGCAGGGGTCGTTGCTGTACCCATTGCACCTCGTCGATATATAAGACCGATATTCAGGACAATACCCGCATCAAACATCGTTGCACCCTATTTGTGGATAAAATACTCTATCGCCGAATGCACGAGGATAAAATGCGTAGCGGTCTGCCTGCATTGATCCGCCCACGGATTGTATAGGTTCAAAGCCAACGCACGATACAACTCCGGAATTTCGCTTTTGACGCGCGATACCAGCATCCTATAACTGACCCTCCTTGCACCTTTCATAAGGGCCTCCCATTTTGAAGACGGGAGACCCTCGCACGTTGCATCGAGATACATGGCTAAATTCCGAATTGCTCCGACAAGAACCCGACCATCGCCCTGTTCTGCGGCAAAAGGGCCGGAATATCCATCGTATCGGCTTTATACAACTCCGTTGCGCCGTTGTATAAATCCCATACCGTGACCTTGCCGTTCTGATAGTAGCGATACATCATATCCTCGGTAAGCCGCGAGATTTGCGACTGATTGAGCGGATAGGTGCGGTTCTCCCTGATTTCTGCGATATGAGTATCGCATTTAACGCGGAGGGCGGTCAGCATCCCGATCAACGTAAACATCTGCTGCGCGTCGATAGGGATTTGCTTCATCCGCTCGATCTTCTCCCGCTCGGTAACGACGATTCGGCGGGCATCGACGATCCATGACTTCACGATGTCGAGGATTTCGGGAATCGTTACGCCATTGCCCCGTCCCTGTCCTTTCTCCGAATAGGTCGAGATATATTGATCCGCGCAGAGCATACATTGGTTGTGGCAGATCATCACCATATTGCCGAATCCGACCTGTATTCCTTTCTGATGAAATGCGACGGCAAGATTGGTCGTATGATCTGCATCATCGAAATTCGTGATGCGAATGTTGGCGAATACCCGACGGAGGATATGCGCTTCGACGGCCCGCTCTCCGTATTGGGCCTCTACCTGCGGCAAGAGGACGACACCCGGAGTATTGCGGTCTTTATTCTGCGCTGCAAAGAGGTCGTAAACCTCGACATCATAATTCTGCGCGTTGCACATGCCGATAATCTGATTCAGCAAATCATAGTGGTAAATGCCCCGTAGCGGCTTGCCGTAGATGTCGTTCTCCTTGTGGGTTCGCGCCAGTTGATCGAGGGAGAGGGTCTGCACCTTTGCTTTCTCGAAGTCGAAAAATTTGTTGTTCAATGTCGTTTCCATAATGCGTTGAATTTTAATTTATAATCGTTCAATAGTCTTTGCTACTTCCTCACCCCAATACCCAACGATAAGGTCATAGGCTTCTTTATCACCATCCCATGCGATCATGCACTCGTGGTTATTGTATTCGTAGAAATAAACCTCCTGCGGATCGCATTCTTTCGGGATAGCCGCCCGGCTATCATCGTAGAACTTGAAGAATGCCGCAAGTCCGTCCTTTGTACCGAAAGCTCCCGTGTCCTTATCTTGGCATATTTTATCGCCGTCTTTGATGTGTCCGAGTTCTACCAAATGCTTGTATCCCTCGGCGAACTGTTCTCTGCTAAAAGCGAAGAAAACCCCACATTTATCCGCGTCGGGATGCTCATTCTTGATCGCCTTGTAGCGGTCGATAGTTTGGGCGTTCAGCATTACAACACCCCCGTCGTAATTACCCCAATCCCGATAGTATCGGAGTTCGCCCCGCGTGGTCTTGACCGTCTTAATATCTTTCTCTTCCATATCTGTTGCGTTGATTATTATTCGTCGATTCTGTCCTCCATGAGCGTAAAGCAGGATTTCGGAGGGCGCCGTTTGAATTTCTCCCATGCTTTGCGCCGTGCTTCGGCCGCCGTCTTGGCCTTGACCGTATAGGACTGCGACCACGTCATAGAAACCTCAACCTCGTAGGTCTTTGTAGCCTTTTTCGCTGCCATGACTTACTGCTTTTGAGAGAGCCATAAATCCCGCTTTGCACGGCAGCTATCGAGGGATGCCCCGACGTAGGAGAAAAGCTCGCCGCTCTCCGTGCGGTAGTCGTATTGCCATCTTTTGACCGATTTCCGGCCGATTTTGGCCGTGAAACTCGTGTAGTTCTCTCGTCCCGGCTGGCAGACGGAGCATCCGTTTACATTGATTGAATTTGCCATTGTTGCGTTGAATTTTTAAGGTTTGCGATTATTGCTCGGCCTCGAAATCATCGACGATCTCGAATGCGTCGGTTTTGAGGGCCGTATCCGGTTCCCCGTCGAACTCGTTGTTGTTCTTCGTGCAGAGCCTCATATTCTGATGCGAATAGTCCAAACTTATATCCACGACATACGTCCCTTTCTGCGTTTGGAATACCTCCCGATCCCATGAATCGAATCCTACATGCTTGATTTTGATCTTTTCCATACTTGCGATTATTTGAGATTATTTTTCAACCAAACCCTATCGACCTCCCACAAGGGCAGGCCCTTGATGATTTTCCGACGGATCACCTCTTTCATGCCAATCAAATCGGCCGCTTTGATATGGAGGGTAATGTCGCCGAATTTCTGCGCTCTTTCGAGGAGGAAGTCCGCCATTTGGGACTTCCATTCATGCAGACTTTCCGCCTTGGCCTGTCTCGTTTTATCCATGATTATGCGTTGATTAGGTTCATTATCTGTTCGAGCTTTCTTTCGAGAGCGTATCGCTTTTCGCACTCTTCCGCATATTTCTTGTAAAACTCATCGTGCTTGGCCTTTTCCGCGTAATACTTATCCTGATAGGACGTTGCGAGTTCTACCTGCCGATCATAGCTCTCTTTTTGCACTCTGATCTTTTTCTTCAATTCGGCGATTTCGATCACCATTGACCGGGAAAGATCGAGATGCCCTTTCTTGGTGGCGAATGGTTTGCAGAACTCGTCCTTGTCCTTATCCGAGGACATATACACCCCGTTCCATACCTCAAAAATTCCGTCCGATACATTCAAGCCAACTCTTTCGGTAAACTCTTCTCGTGTCATAGCCTATTATAAATTTTGGTCGTTATTTATTACTTATTAAGTATCTGTTTGATGATGCAAATATATAGCCAACTATTATAGTAAGCAACTTTTTTCGCAGAAAAAGTGCGCTCAAAATCAGTCAAAAACGTGGATTTACGGATAACTATGTCATAACCACGCAGATAATTTTTGTCGAAATTTTAGATACCTAATAGATATTTTTCATTACCTTTGTCCGTAACGATACGTTTTAACAATTTTTTTTCGACTATGAAAAAGAAATTTCGCAAGCTCTTATCCGAAAAATGCAAGGATATGGGACTGACTGACAAGGCACTCGACGACCTCGTAGAGATCGGGGCGGAGGGTCTTGCCGACGATGCCTCGGACGAAGACATCGCCGCGAAAGTGGATTCGCTCGTGCCCTATGCAAAGGCAATGCAGGGGGAGATCACGAGGAAGACGCAACGTCCGAAACCGCAATCAAAGAAACCGCAATCCAACGACGAGGGCGAAGATGAGGGCGGAAATGAAGATGAGGCCCCCGAATGGTTCAAGCCTTTCCAAAAGAAATTGACCGATCTCGAAACCGAGAACGCCGCGCTCAAAGCGGAAAAGGCAAAGACCACGCGACAGGCCGAAATCTCGGCAAAGGCTAAAAAGCTCGGAATCCCCGACTACCTGATGAAGCGAGTCTCATTCGCAGAGGATGCAGACCTCGACAAGGAGCTGGCGGATTACAAGCAGGAGTTAGTCACCAACAACCTCATGCCCAAGGAGCAGGCGCATGAAACAGGAAGTAGCAAGGAGGCAATGGAAGCCGACGCCAAGGCTTGGGCCGAAAGTCTTCCCAACAAGTAACAGCTCCGAATCATTCACCCCTTAAATTGATTGCAACAATGGCTATTGATTTCAAGAAAACGCAGCTATCGGGCCACACGCCCGAAATTTGGCGCGGCGAGTGCAAGATTCTGCCGGGCGGCTTCAAGCCGGTGCAGAACTTCCCCGTCGGAACGGTGTTGCATCGGGGAACTCCTATCTATGTCGATTTCGAGGCGATGAGTGCCGCCGTTTGCAAGACCGCCAAGGTTCTCAAAGGAGGCACGACCACCGCGCCCCGCGTCGCCAAAGGGCATTACTTCGTCGCAGGCGACGTAGTAATGAAACTCGGAGTAACCGACAAATCCCCGATCATCAAGTCCATCGACACGGCCAATGCCGGGTACGATGTCATCACGTTCGCATCCGCCATCGCAGGGCTGGCCGAGGGCGACATCCTCGTAGAGGCAACCGAATATGCCGAAACAGGCGGAGGTTCGGGTTCCGACCCCATCCCTGCCGCGCCTCGCTATACACCCAACATGGTTGTCGGAGCGGCCAAGGAGTTCACCGGAAAGGGCCTCCCGACGATTGATGCCGCATACGAGGCGGTAGTCCTCTATCCGAGCCTGAACTTCCCTTTGCTGGAAGACTGGCTCATCAATCCCGGCAAGGTATGCCTCAAAGCAAACCCGAACATTCTGTTCATTAAACAGTAACGATCATGCCCGAAATTCTTTATAGCTCAATCTTTGGCGCATTGACGCAGCACGTACAAGCTCGCTTCGATGCCGCCTCGAAACTGCACAAGCAGCTTTTCGACAACGTAATCTTCGAGCGTTTCCTCGACTGGGACACCCCGACTATCGGCCTCGACTTCGAGGAGATCATCGGTCAGTACAACATCACTGTTGCTGCTCCGACCATCGGCGATCAGTCGAAAGAGGCTATCCTCGGTACGGAGGGGTTGGAAACCGTGAAAGAGCGCATCCTCAATCATGCCGTAACGCTGCCGATGACGATTCAGGACTATCGTAAGGTTCTGCAAATCCTCGACAGCAAGTCGCTCCCCGACAAGGCAAAGACGGAGCAGCTCATCAAACTGATGTGGGGAAGCTCGACGACGGTCGTAAGCTCCGTCCTCGCAAAGCTCGACATCCTGTTCCTGCGTCCGCTTTCCAACGAGGGCGTCGTCGAACTCGACGACAACATCAACCCCGAAGGTGGCGTGCGCGGCACGATCAACTTCAACCAGCCCTCCGAAAACATCGCGTCGTCCCGCATCGAGTGGAAAGACGCCAACATCGACACGGTGGACTGCTTCGAGGATATTCAGGGGATCATCGACGCCGCACAGGACAAAACCGTATTCGGCAAAATCCTCTGCGCTCCGTCGCGCATCTCCTACATGTGCCGCAGCAAGAAGATCAAGCAGATGATCTGGGGAACCGACAAATCTGCGAAGATCGTGCAGCTGAAAGACCTGAACGCCTATATGCAAGAAAACAGCTATCCTGTTTTCGAGCCTATCCGCCGTCAGGTTCGCATTCAGAAAGGCACGCTCCGCGTCCCCTATACGCCGTGGAACGAGAAGAACATGGTCTTCATTCCCGACGGCAAGCTCGGCATCGTCAAAAACGCATGGGCGAACAACGAGCTGAAACAGGAGGCCGGAGTAGCGTACTCCAACTACGGGCGTATCCGCGTCTCGCAATGGGGCGTGGGCGAAACGCAGGGCAGCAACGGCGTTGAGTTCACCAAGGCCGAATCACTCTCGTTGCCCGTGATTACGGAAATGAACGGCATCTACACCCTCAAAACGCAGTCGTAGCCGTGGATAACCTTACCGCAACGAGGAGTTTGTGCAATGCGATAGCAAACACATTCTATCCTGATAACGCGACCATCGAATTTGCGCTCTTCAATGAGGGCATCGACGCAAAGGCCGAGGCGACCCCGAAAGACCCTATGATCTTTCGGGTTGCCGCCCGCCTTGTCATCGGATATGTCGAAAACAGCCGCTCCGAAAACGGCGTATCGACCTCCGTAATGAGCGAAGAAGCCCTCAAACAGAGCCTTTCGATTTGGTGCGGACATTATGGCCTCGATGCGGATGAGGTTCTTTCCGACTATATGCGCGTGATCGAGGACGGCACGCATCTATGGTGATATGAGGTACAACGGCACATTACGCTACGAGATACTCACCGAGGGAGGTATCGACGAATGGGGCGAACCGATAGAGGCCCGTTCCGATTGGAGCGATCCTTTGCCCTGTTCGATCAAGACCAACAGCGATAACCGCAAAGGGCGTTACGAAGACGGCGAATTTCGGCAGGCTTCGTTTACGATCCTCGTTGAGTGCATCCCTTTCCCCTACAATCGGGTGAAACTCGAAAGGATGGGCGAAAATCTCGGAGAATACCGCGTGATGAATGCGGAACCTCTCACCACCGTAGGCAGAACTCAAATCGTAGTGTGATATGGCGAAAGTCGTTACTACTCACGGCAAATATAAGGGCGTCATCGTCAGCAAAACGGATATGCGCAAGCTGAAAGCCGGATTGCAGGCCAAGATGAAAGACATCGTCGCCCTGCTCGTGAAGCAACTCTCTTTCATCGGGGAGGAGTGCATACGAATCGCCCGCGAGAGTGGCAGCTACAACGATATTACCGGCAATTTGAGGTCATCAATAGGCTATGTGGTGCTTGTGGACGGGAAACCCGTCGTGACGGGAGCCTCGAAGCAATACAACGGCAAGAACGGGCATGGAGAAGCAGGCCCGCCCGCTGCCGAAGCGTTGCTCCAAAAACTGCAAGCAAAATTTCCGTGGGGTGTGGTGCTGATCGTCTGCGCAGGCATGAAATACGCCGCATACGTCGAAGCAGTCCACCATAAGGATGTACTCACATCAGCCGAGTTGAAAGCCGAATCCCTTGCCAAGAAACTACTCAACGATTTAATCGAATAGAGAGATGATAAAAACGGAGACGCAGATTGAGCGGGATTTCTATTCTTTCGTCAAGAATAGCGACCTCGGAAAGGCCATCAGAGGAAAGGTTTACCGACCCGAAATGCGCCCGACCGACGCCACAACGGAGGATTTGATCGTCAAGTTCCTCGCAGGACTTGATGAACAAGTACAAACGGGCGTGGTGATCTTCAACCTCTATGTCCCCGATATACCCTACACCGACGGACGAATGGTTCCGGATAGGAAACGTATCGGCGAATTGCAGGAGTTGATTCTCTCATTCGTAGAAACCGCAGGAGGTACGGAGTATTGGCTCTCGACCGATGCGACACCGACCACGATGCGCAACGAGGATATAGAGCAACACTTCATTTACGCAAGAATTAAGTTCAACCGCATAACAGAATAAAACTATGGGAAAGAAGATCATCATGTCGTGGTCGAAGTGCAAGATCGAGGTCGGTAAAACCGGCGACGACGAAGCTATGGCAGCCTCCCTGACCGACATCGGTACTATCAACGACAAATCGACGACGCTTGCCACGGAGGACGGCGAAACCCTGACCGCAACGGCGACAGGCGGAATCGTGGTCGCCGAGGAGGAGGGCGAGCCGGTCGTAACCCTGACAACCCGCGTCAAGGAGATGGGTTTCGATACGGAAAAGATGTTTACCGGAGCGGTCGTTTCGGAGGACAGCAACGAGCTGACCGTGAAAACCAACGTCGTATCGGACGATTTCTCCGTGAAGCTCACGCCCAAGAACATCGGTGCTATCGGCATCAAGGCCCGGCGCACACACGTATCGTTCCGTCCGGGCAGCTCCGAGGAGGAGGGATCGTATGTCGATCTCACATTCAAGATTCTCGCCTGCTCCGATGGGGAGCTTTACAAGAAGTTCCGGGTCAAGGCCGAAGATTGGGCCGCCCCCAAACCCTAAATAGCATCGTAAGATGCTGACGAGTGGAGAGACACCCTTTGCGGTTGGCAGGAGAAACCGCAAACAGGAGGGTTGGCAGAGTGGCTGAATGCACCTCACCGCTAACGAGGCAAGCCGTAAGGCTTCGGAGGTTCGAATCCTCCACCCTCCGCAATTTTATCGGGATATGGAACAACAGAATACTATCGAAAATAGCGTCGCATCGGCGATTCTTGAAAAAAGCATTGACAACATCGACATCGAAGGGGTTACATACGAAATAGCCCCTCCATCTACTGCGACCCTGATTCTCATCTCGGAGATCGTAGCAACTCTCCCCGTTGTAAAAAAGGTTCCGGCCGAAGAGATCGTAACCTCGGTATTGCATTATGCCCGATATTATCGACCTATCGGCGATATTGCCGCCGTACTTATTCTCGGCGCGAAAAACCTCATCGAATATCGCACCATCGTACAGGAGAAACGCTATTTGTTCGGCCTGATCCGGCGTAAGACCGAGACCACAATCAAGGTCGATAAAAAGGCAGAACTCGCAAAAATCATATTGGAGAACGTCAGCCCGACTACCTTGTTTAATGTCGTAGTTCAACGACTTCAAGATATG